GCCGAATTTGTATCCATAGTTCTGAGAATCTAACCCAGTTGTTTCACGAATTAGCGAGGAGGTTACTAAACTTCCATGCATTGCAGCAAACAACGCACCACCAAACACACCTGCTACTCCGAGCATATGGAATGGATGCATAAGTATGTTGTGCTCAGCTTGGAAGACAAACATAAAGTTAAACGTTCCAGATATACCTAAAGGCATACCATCAGAAAACGAACCTTGTCCAAAAGGATAGACTAGAAATACTGCAAAGGCTGCAGCAACTGGAGCTGAATATGCTACACATATCCAAGGTCTCATACCTAGTCTATAGCTAAGTTCCCATTGCCGTCCCAAGTAAGATGAGATACCAATGAGGAAATGGAAGACGATGAGTTGGTACGGCCCTCCGTTGTAGAGCCATTCATCAAGGTTTGCAGCTTCCCATATTGGGTAAAAATGCAATCCGATTGCGTTGCTTGACGGGACAATCGCTCCCGATATGATGTTGTTTCCATAGAGTAAAGAACCAGCGACAGGCTCACGGATACCGTCGATGTCAACTGGAGGGGCTGCGATAAACGCAATAATAAAACATGTAGTTGCGGCTAGTAAGCAAGGTATCATAAGCACACCGAACCACCCCACGTAGAGGCGGTTGTCTGTGCTTGTTACCCACTCACAAAACCTATCCCAATTAGAGGATTGATCAAGAGTAAGTGTTGACATTAAAATACACCAGGAATAATTTGGCCTGTAAATATGTAAGCACCTAGTAAAGCTACGAAACCTATCATAGCTAATTGCCCATTAGTGCGCTCAGCTGTTGTAAAATAAGATTCTTCTTCAGGTGTTCTTGGTTTTGTTTCTTTAGCAAGGATGTTTTGCTTTCCGTATTCTGTAGTAACAGTCATTAAAATAAAATAAGAGTTCGGGAGTGGCGAGGATGATCGGTCAGGTCGCCACAAAAATTAAATAAATGTATAAAGAAATATCTATAACCATAAATACTCTACCTAAATATATTTCTAATGCATATAATTTAGACATTCAAGTTAGAACGTTCAATCTTTCTTTGGACATCAGCACGATAAGCTGGATCTAATTCATACTCAGGTTTATTCATATCCCTAACTACTTCAGCCATGCTTCTATAAGCATCACCAGCTACAGGTTTCTTACCAGTAACTATATTAGAATCCCTACCTTCTGTTTCTTCCATTTGTCCTACGAGTGCTTTGATTGCAAATTTAACAGCTGACTTATTACCAGTGGCTAGGACATCATCAAAAGATTCAATGTCATCTTTAGCTAGATTCTCACTAGCCCATTTCATTAGGTCATTGTAACCTGACTCACCACCAGCTAACCCTTTAAGGTCAGAGACTTCTGATTCAGATAGCTCAGGTTGAGTAGATGCTTCTTCTATACCAACCTCTTGACGTACACCTTTAAGGTATGCATCAACAACAGTTTTGTTTAAACCAGCTTCACCTAGTTGATTGTACATCTCATCAGTGAGAGTACCATTGTTTTCAGCAAAGTGTTCATTCATCTTGAATGGGTCTATCTCAGCTTTCTGAAATATATCTCCAAGGTTATCACCATATAATTCTTTAGCAGAATCGTAGTTTACACTACCATCTTCTGCATAGAACTGTGGTTGATCTGTTGTCTCAGGCTCAGGTGTTGCTACTTCTTCAGTAGACTTACCTTCACCCATCTTTTTCTGAAGCTCTATATATGCACTCTCTAAGTCTTCTGCATTCTTATACTTACCAGCTAATAATTGTTCTTGTTCTTTCTGCATCTCCTGACCGACAGCTAAAGTCTCAGAATCTCTGGCTTCAGCTTCAGCTAATGCTACTGGGTCATTAGATGGATCATAAGTTATCGTTGGCATAGGTGCTATTGTAATTGAGTTTGTAATTGAGCAGCGGCTTCACCAATATTCTCTGCTGCTTGTGGGTTCTTAGCGGGGTCTAGCATAGGAGCACTAGCAAGTTGACCAGCTTGATCAGTTAATGACTGCATCTGCTGTGCCTGCATTGCTTGTTGTTCCTCTGCTTGTACATCTTGCATACTCTTCACTAGGTTAAGTACATCAATTCCTTGTGCAGCTGCGAGGCGTTTGATAGCTTCGTCAGGATTCAAGAACTTCATCAATGCCTCTGGTCCCATAGTTTGTGAGACTGTAGTTACAAATTGAACTAAAGCTTCACGGTCTTGACCACGACCTAATGCATTAACACCAGCTACTATAATAGGTTTAACTAAACCTTTAGGTAATGCTGGTATCTGTTTAGATTTGGTGAGTGTATGCATCTTTCTACTTAGGTATGGTATTAGAAACTCAGTAGTTAAGAGTGAGAATAAACCACCCAGCTGTTGTTCTAACTCCATCTGTGTCATACGAACTTCTTCCGCTGTAGTGCGTTCGCTTTGACGTACATTCATGACAAGGAAAGCTTCTGCTAATCTCTTCTCTAATGTATTAACAAGTTCAAATGCTGTACGGAAGTCAGCAGTTTTACCTACTTGAACTACTCCTATATCATCTGGTCTTCCCTGAATGATAGCTCCATTCCCTGCTTGTGCTAGGCTCTGAGGCTTAGTCACACTGCTGGGAGATACTGTGAAAATAACTTTGGCTGCTGCTGCGCTACCTTCCACAAGGGCTTGCATCAATGCTTCAAGAGACTTGAGGTCACCAAGG